CGCCCCCACGGGTGCCGATTATTGACGCACGCACAAACGCAGTGTCGCGTGAATGGTATCGTTGGTTTTACAGCCTGTACAACATTTTAGGTACAGGGACGGGGATTATCCCCGTCACTTCGGGCGGCACTGGCTTGGGCACGATCCCAACTAACGGCCAACTGTTGATTGGCAACGGCACAGGGTATTCCCTTAACACGTTGGGCACTGGCGTAGGTATTTCAGTCACCAATGGCTTGGGCACAATTACGGTTGCCAACACGGGCGTACTAACCAATATCGCAGGCACTGGCATTTCGGTGTCCGGCGCTACGGGCAACGTAACAATTAGCAACACGGGTGTTTTAAGTTGGTCGGGGGGCACTACAGGGCTTACCCCCGCCACAGCTACTACGGGCGCAGTTACGCTTGCTGGAACGCTTGTAATAGCCAACGGAGGCACAAACGGCACGGCCACACCTACGGCGGGTGCGGTGGCTTACGGCACGGGCACAGCGTATGGTTTTACCGCTGCTGGCACGGCGGGCCAAGTGCTAACTAGCGCGGGGGCTGGCGTACCTACATGGACAACCCCAGCGGGGGGCACGGTCACAACGGTGTCAGTTGTCTCGGCCAACGGCTTTGCCGGTACAGTGGCAACGGCCACGACCACGCCAGCCATTACCCTGACAACTACCATTACCGGCTTACTAAAAGGCAACGGCACGGCTATCTCGGCTGCGGTGGCAAATACCGACTATGTGCCGTTGTCCACAGTCATAACAAAAACGGCTGACTACACCATCACAGGCACTGACACCTGGATCATCAACAACAAAACCGGCTCGGCCTTGACATTGACGTTTCCTGCGGCCTCAAGCTGGACGGGCCGGTACATTACGGTCAAGAATATGCAAGCCCAAGCGGTCAACTCAGCATCCAGCAACATTGTGCCGATTGACAGCACCAGCGCGGGAACGGCGATATTGCTGGGTGTGGTGGGAAATTGGGCGACAATGGTGTCAGATGGCACCAATTGGATTATTATGCAGGCTGCGTCTAACAACAACTTGTTGCTGGAGTAACAGATGGGAAACATACAAGTCATTTACGGCGCTGGATTTGACACGGCAAACGCCCCGCATAAAGTCAAATTCCGTGAAAGCATTTTAAGTTTGCAAGAAAAAATGCAAAAAATGATTGCTGATGGCGAAATGGAAGACCGTTTGCCTGACTGTACTTTGACGCACTATTTCTCACCTAAAAGTGAAGATTACGGGTGCAGCGTCTACGCACGGCAGATGTTTATCCCCCAAGGCACTTTAATCGTGGGTAAAATTCACCGGCATCAGCATTTGAACTTTATCATTAAAGGTAAAGTATCGGTAGCGACCGAGTTTGGCAAAAAGTTTTTTGAAGCGCCGTGCGGATTCTTGTCCGAAGTCGGGTTAAAGCGGGCCGTTATAGCTGAAGAAGATACCGTTTGGATGACTGTTCACATGACCAAACACAATGGTGAACAATATCTGGATGAAATAGAAGCTGAACTTATAGCGCCCGCGTACAGTGAAATGGGCTTTATAGACAACATGGCCCAACTTGAAAGGATTTCATCATGACTTTTGGAATAAGCGCAGGCACTTGGCTTTTGGCGGGGGCCACCGCAGGCGGCGCGTACTTAGCCTCCAAAGGGCAACAGCAAGCCGCCGAAACACAGGCCGGTGCAGCTAAAGAAGTTGGGGCAATTAGCAAAGATGTCGCTGACCGGCAACTTGCATTGCAAACACGGCAATACGAAGAAGGCGTCCAGCGCCAGCAACCTTTTCTTACCGCAGGCACCAATGCTTTGGCAAGAATGCAAGCCGGTGAATTTGCCCCTCCTAACGCGTTTAGCTTTGGAGTAAAAGATTACCAAGCTGACCCAGGGTATGCGTTTCGCTTGTCCGAAGGGCAAAAGGCGCTTGAAAGAACCGCAGCCGCTCGAGGCGGTTTAATCTCTGGTGGGGCATTAAAAGCGGCCACTAGGTACGGTCAAGACATGGGGTCACAAGAATATCAAAACGCCTATAGCCGCGCCCTTACAGGTTACAACGCTAATGTGGCAAGGTCTGATACGGGCTACAACCGTCTAGCGGGCATGGCCGGTGTTGGGCAAACTACAGGCCAACAATTAGGCGTGGCGGGTCAAAACTATGCAACCGGCGCGTCTAATATTTTAGGTAACTACGGCCAAGGTGCAAGCAATGCGCTTATGGCCGGAGGTCAAGCCACGGCGGCGGGTCAGATGGGTATGGGCAACACATTGGCAAGCGCTTTGCAAACTGGCGTAAGTTCATATCAAAATCAAATGAACTTTAACGATTGGTTACAACGTCAACCCGTTAGAACTTAGGATAAATCATGGCCGATCTAAACGCACTTATCGCGCAGGGGTATCAGTTCCAAGCGCCTCCTGACCCGTTTGTTCAGTACGGGAAAATGCAGCAGTTGGAAAATTCTGCTATGCAAAATCAGTTGGCTCGGCAGCAAATGACCGAGGGCGCTACATTGGCTCCTTATAAGCTAGCAGAAATAAAAGCCAAATCAAGCGCAGCTCAATTGGAGTTAAAACAAGCCCAAGACGCGCAAGACTTTGTTAATGGGATTATGCAAAAAGTTGCCGAAAATCATGGGGGCATAAACGATCCTATGGAAGCGGCGCAACAAATGTTGCTTAACCCCAACCCCAAAGTGCAAATGATAGGTAAGAATTTAGCAGAAGCGCATCAATTAGTCGAAGGAATTAAGCAACAACGAGCATACGCACAAGGGGAGCCTAGCACTGGTGGTTTTGCTAATTTTCCTAACCCTCGTGAAATTGCACCTGGTGATGGGCCTATAGTTTCTAGACTGCCCGCTCCAGTTCCTCTTGCGCCTGCCGCGCAAGGTGAGGAGGGTACACCAGTGCTAACTGGTAACGCGCTTGCGCCTCCGTCGGTCAATGCTATGCAGCCAAACAGATTAGCGCAGATCGACAAACGTCTTGCGGCTTTACGTCAATTTTCTAAAGTTCCAGAAGCCGTACAAGAACGCACAGAGTTAATTAAAGAGCGCGATAGACTTATGACACCTCATGTTGTGGGTGATAGCCTTGTTACTTTAGGCGGCGGCGCAGCGTTCACCGCCCCAGCTAAAGCTGGCGGCGAATCTCCTTTGGCTAAGTTACAAAGGGAGATGAATGCATTGCCGGTTAACGATCCACGCCGCGCGCAATATGCGGCGGCAATTAACAAAGAAATTACTCGCGCGCCTGCCCCTGTAGTTAATATTTCTAACGTGCAAGAAAAAGCAGAAGCTGCTGACTACGGCAAACTTTTGGTCAAAGACTATGACGCAGTAAAAGCATCCGCAAGTCTGGCCCAAAAATCAATGCCTGCAATTGAAAGCAATCTTGCTATCCTAAACAAAGGTTTCTCAACAGGCTTTGGCACTGAAACCGTAGCGGCAGGCGCTAAAGTGTTGGGCGCGTTGGGTGTCAAAGACGCTGAAAAATACGCGGCCGATTCACAAACGTTTCTTGCTAACGCCAGCGCAGCGGTGTTACAACGTCAATTGGAGCAGAAAGGCCCGCAAACTGAAGCAGACGCTCAACGCATCACGCAAACCGGCGCTCAACTTGGCAACACTAAAGCTGCCAATGAGTTTGTGCTTAAAGTTGCCAAGTCTCAACTTCAACGTGATATTGAACAACGTGATTTCTACGCTAACTGGCGCGATAAAAATCAAACGTTTAACGGCGCGGAAAACGCTTGGAACACTGGCCCAGGTAGCAAATCGCTGTTTGAACGCCCAGAACTTAAAGCATACGCCGCTGGGCCTAACATAAAAGAAGTAGCCCCCGATAGAACTAAAAGGCTAGACCAAATCTTTGGTGGAAAGCGCTAATCATGGCTGACCAATTCCGCGATCAGATTAATACGGCGCGCCGTGCGGGGTATAGCGACGATGAGCTTATCGGTTATTTGAAAGATAAAGACCCCCGCGTTACCAAAGCGCTAACTGAAGGCTACAAACCCAACGAAATTCTTGAGTACCTTGCACCCGCGCTATCAATGGGTGAGGAAGCCGTACGTAAAGTTGGCGTAGGTATCCGTGGGGTCAGCGAGGCTCTTGCGCCTGTTGCGGCTGGCGCGGGTACGGGCTTTATGCTTGGCGGCCCTGTCGGCGCTGGGGTAGGCGCATTAGCGGGCGGTCTAGCAGTCCCAGCTAGCGATTTGTTAGTCCAAGGCTACAACAAATTAGCTGGCGGCAATCTTCGCAGCCCGTCACAAATTATTTCTAATATGCTCCCTGGCCCCCGCGCCGAAACGCCCGTTGAGCGAGTTGTTCAAAGCAGCACCGGCGCGTTGGGCGGCACACTTGGCGCTGTTGGCGGCGGGCGGGCAATTGTTAGCGCTGCCGATGCGGGGCTCCCTGTTTCCCAAGGCGCTTTAGCCGTAGGCCAAGAAGCGGCTCGTCGTCCAATAGGCCAGCTAGTTGCAGCGCCTATTGCTTCCGCAACTGGGCAAGGTGTAGCGGAGGCAACTGGAAGTCCTTTGGCAGGGCTTGCGGCTGGTGTAGCCACAGGGTCAGCGGCGGGTTTGCGGCCCACTAAACGCGGCGCGGTGCCCACGGCAGAAGAATTGTTGGCTCAATCCAAAGCCAACTATGAGGTTTTAGATAAGTCAGGTTTTCAGCTTGACAATAGTTTGTTTAAACAGCACATGGCTTCGCTCCCTGCCAAACTTCGATCTGATGTTGGCTATGTTGAGTCTATAAACCCCAAAGTGGCAGGCGCGTTTAAAGAACTTTTGTCGGACGCCCCTAAAGATGTGGCTGAAATTACAGCTTTGCGAAAAATCATTGGCGGCGCGGCGGGTAGCGCGGATAAATCCGAACGCATGGTAGCTATGAAATTGCTTGATGAATTCGACACGTATGTGCTTAACGCGCCGCCAAGCGCCATTATTAGCGGTGATGCTAAAGCAATGGACGCATGGAAAGCTGCCCGCGCTGACTACTCTAAAGTTAAAAAGTCAGAATTGATTGAAGATATTGTTGCCCGCGCTGAAGTTTCGCAATCTGGCAAAGAACCATCAATCGCGCAAGGCTTGTCCGCGCTGGCAAAAAACGATAGAAAAATGCGATTTTTTACCGCAGAAGAACAAGACGCAATTCGTGAAGCCGCTAAAGGCGGGAACTTGCAATCAATGTTACGCACAATAGGTAAATTTTCACCTATGACCCCAGCGGCGGCTATCTTTACTGCGGTCAACCCTTACGGAGCGTATACAGCGGCGGCGGGCATGGCCGCAAAAGAACTTTCCACGGCTCGGCGTATGCAGCAAGTAAACGCACTTGCCAGCCGTATGCGTCTTGGGCAAACTCCAACAGTTATTGAAGGCGTGGGGGCTAACGTCCCTACCTTTGCTTCCCGCAGCATCGTAAACAACTTAAATTCTTTAGCCCCTCAAGACACTGGCAATGCCCAATTTAATTTTTTAAGCGGCCAATAATGGAACAGCAAACAATCAACCTTATCTTGAGTACGTGCATGGCCGTGGCCGGATGGTTTGCCCGCGAGTTGTGGACAGCAGTGCAGGAACTGAAAACCGACCTGTCCAAGCTGCCGCTGGTTTATGTTGCCCGTCAAGACTACAAAGACGATATGCGAGAAGTCAAGGAAATGCTAGGTAAGATTTTTGATCGGTTGGAAAACAAAGTAGACAAATGATTAAAGAAGCCAAAGGCCCAATCCTGTGGTACTTGCGTGCTTGCAAGTTCGACGGGTGGACTAGCTTTTGGAAAGACATCTATTTAGTTCCAGAACACATAACCAACGAACGCTTGATTCGCCACGAATCCAAACACTTGGAGCAAATCGAACGCGATGGCCGCATTAAATTTAGCATCAAGTATGCCTACTGGACGATGCGCCACGGCTACTGGAACAATCCTTACGAAATTGAAGCACGAGCGGCAGAATGATTAATGCGCAGCGTCATACTCTTTTTGGCGCTGGTCACGGTATCGTCAGCCCAAGACAAACTGATTTTGAGCAAGGCACCGCCGCCTCTGCCCAAAAAGCAAACTTTTTGTGCGGTGCAAGAGTTGTACGCCATAGCCTGGTCAACGCACGACCCAGCAGAACGCCACAAGGCCATGCTGGCGTGGCTGGACAAGTCAACGTGCAGCGCAGACGATTACACTGCTATTTGGAACGCCCTCTCCGAGTGGGCTGGCACTGCTGATAGCCCCGCCCTGCGGGCCAAGATCATGGAGAAAGCAAAATGAACGAGTCATGGTTAGCACGCAACATCCAGCCGGTCACGGTTGTATTCTTGCTGTTCTCCTATTTTTTCTTTGCGCTGCTGTCCGTCTTTGAGATGGAGACCCGTGGCGCATACGTTGACCTGCTAGGCCAAGCAATGATTATCGTCATCACCGCGATCTTTGCGGGTAAGACCGCCGAGCGAATTGTAGACATCCGCACAAACAAAGGAACACCCGATGGCTCTTGATCCTATCTCCGCGCTGCTAGACGTTGGCAGTAAAGTAATTGACCGAGTATGGCCTGATCCTGCCCAAGCGGCCAGCGCCAAGCTAGAGTTGATGAAACTACAGCAGTCTGGCGAACTAGCCCTGATCGCCGGTCAGATGGACATCAATAAAGTTGAAGCGGCAAACCCCAGCGTTTTTGTCAGCGGTTGGCGACCTGGCATTGGCTGGGTCTGCGGCGCGGGATTTGCTGTGCAGTTCGTCGTCGGCCCGCTGGCTGAGTGGGGCTCGGCGCTTTACGGCCACCCCGTCAAGTTCCCGCAGATGGACACCGGCACCATGATGCCGCTGCTGCTGGGCATGTTGGGCTTGGGCGGGATGCGTACCGCTGAGAAAATACAAGGTGTAGCAGCAAAATGACGCCTCACTTCACCCTTGAAGAATTGACCACCACGGATCACCGAGAATTTAAAAATGAACCTAACCCTAGTGAAATTGCAAATCTCCAGCGCTTGGCTGAACTTTTGGAGCAAGTCAAAGTCGCTATTGGCGGCAAGCCGGTCATGGTTAACAGCGCGTTTCGGAGCAAACAAGTAAATGACGCCGTGGGCAGCAAAGACACCAGCCAACACCGGCTGGGCTGCGCTGCGGACATCCGAGTACCTGGCTTGGCCCCCGATGCGGTAGTCAAGGCGGTGATCGCGGCCAAGCTGCCCTTTGACCAGTTGATCCGCGAGTTTGACCGCTGGACGCATATTAGCGTGCCCAATGACCCCAAGGGTAAACCCCGAGGCCAAACGCTAATCATCGACAGCAAGGGTACTCGCCCGTATTAGCTGCATAGCGTCCTTCAGGTCGCCGCGCAACTGTTCAATCGCTTCTTGTTGGGCTTGCATTCGTAAGTACGAATCCAAAGCAAATTTCGCTAAGGTTTCGTGGTTCCATGCTGCGAAGTTCGGTAGGTCTAACATTTGGTTTCTCACTTGGTTTGGGGCAGTCTTCTGGCGCGACAACAACACACCATACAGCAACCCATTGTTTGCGGTAGGCTATCCATCTGTCTATGTACGCATCGGGCATTTCTAATAACGCACGCCGCATGGGCGAAGGTTTTTTCTCTAGTATTTCGGCTATCTCGGATACTGGTAGGCCGTCGTGGCACTGCTGAAGAAGCATCCGTATGGCGTGGTGGTTTGACTTACGCATTGCGCTCCTTCAGCTTGGCTTCGATGGCACGGGCAACTTCTTGAAATGAGTACCAACCCATAATATTTTCCATGTTGTACCAACTTTTTTTCATATCCTCATCCGTCAGCCCTACCCACGGGCGTTGTATTGGGTTAAGTTTTGAATCAACAAAACCTACAGGCTCCTGCGCTGGCTGTGCCAACTTGTCCTGCGCCATAGCTTTTTTGCTTTGATAGCCTGTCATTTTCCGCAACTCCTACACTTGGTTAATATTGTTAAAACGGGGCGCTTGCAGTGAACACAGTAATATGTAGTCATGTTGTTCCCCTTGCTCGGATTGCTGCCGCTACTCTGCTTCCGTATATTTTTGTGCCGGTTGGTAAATGAATATCGCATACAGTTGTTTCTGCTAACTTCGCGCATTCCTCACGCTCATCAGCACGGGCTGCTGCTGCTACCAAGGCGGCAAAGTGCTCCAGCCAATATTCGTTAGACTTACTCGCTTGCTCTGCCATTTCATAAATGTTCATAATTTCCCCCATACAACATACGCCAGCAGCCCTACGGCTGTAGCCACAACAATCACAGTGATTAACTCTTTGAACGAACCCAGCGTTTCGCGGTACGGGTCAGGGTCAGGCTTGCCATTGATGTAGGCATCATTGGTCTCTTTGATGCGCTGCTGCCTGACGGGGCAGTCCCTGCCTTGTTCACATTTTCCATCGCAGCAGTTCATTCCATTTCTCCTTGTTGGTAACTCATGTGTTGGTCATACAGTTTCAGTAAGGTGTGGAGGTCAATGTAGTTGTTGCGTACCACCGCTAGTGACGCTAAGTCGTTTATTAAATCAGTGACTGCTTGCTTATGATGTTTGTCGTCGAGGTCGTATTCTTCCACCAGCTTGGCGCTCCACTTGTCATCAGTACCATGTCGGCGCAGCACTCTCATTTGTATTCCTCCATGCGCTTGTTCAAGCGCTCTATACGGGCTACGTT